TCTCTAACGGCAACTTCTTCTGCTGTTAAAAATCTTTCTGTAATCTCGCCAGTTTCACAGTTGTGGATTATTTCTTTTAGTTGTGTCATTGTTTCTCCTTATGAGTTTTTGATTCCGTATAGTGAAAATTGTGTATTGGCAGCAATGTTTCCAGTACCGGGGGTAAATGTTAAACTGGTAATTGCTGCTGTGTTATTCCAATTATGTGACATTGGAATAAGGGAGAAGTTGCCATTATTTGTTAAGTTAGGTTGAGTGTTATCTGTCCATATTGCCTTTTGAGTTGCTGATGCATAGTTGGTTATATACATACCACCAGCATTAAAGGTTGTTCCGCTACCCCAAAAATACTGTAACACTAAACCAGTAGTAACATTTCCACCATAAGTATCTGGTGAGCCACTTGTTTGATTTACATCAAATATAGAACGATAATTATATCCAGATGTAACACCATTAAATGTAACAATAGCATCTGTATTTGATGTTTGTAGTACAGACCATACAAGTTTCAAATCTGTATATGTATTTGGTATGCTGTTAAATGTGTATGCAGCAGTAGCACTTGGTATTGTTGTGCTGGCAATAAGCGTAAAAGTTGCAGCCATAATTAACCTCTCTTAATTCCGTATAATGTAAACTGTGTGCCAGTTTGAAAGTTAGCAGAAAAAAGTTCTAATCTGATAGAAGTTATGGGATTAGTTCCTGTCCAATTACCAGCACATACATTTGCCTCAATATCGGCTTGCCCATAAGTTGATACCAATACCTTTGGATAAGATGATTGAGAGTATTGATTTATATTACACACCAGAATAGAAGCCTTTGTTGAACTTTCACCAGAATATGTTGAGCCTACTGGTATCTTATTTCGGCTAGTAGACTTACCGCTTACTGTATCAATACCATAACCATTTGGTGCAGTTATATTAGAGTAAGCATAATTGTTTCCAGTATCGCCATTAAATTGTAACTCAATCGTCTGACCAGAACTACAAGTGCTATTTGCAACAATAAGAACTAGATCATCATAAGTTCCGGGAATGACAGTAAAAGTATAAGAGTTAGCAGCACTTGGAAATGTGTATGTAGCAATAGGAAAATAAGCATCTGCTTCATTTGTTGTGCCTGTTGGTGAAATTGTTATTGGCATTGTTACCCCTTAATTCCATATAGTGCAAAGACAGAGCCAGTAATAAAATTGTAAGAACCGCTATTGATAGTGCTAAATCTAAGTGAATTTATAGCTGATGTGTTATCCCAAACTGTTCCATAATAAAAAGCAGAACCATCAGTTTGACTCATACTTCCACTTACAGATTGATAACTTTTAACTTTAGCGGTAGATGTGTAATCTGGAATTGTTATTACTGTAGTATTCCATGCGTTATCTCTAACGGAACCAACATCTGGTCTATCTAATACGGATTGAACGAATGCTGTGCCATCTCCACCAAATGCATAGTATGCGTAGTTTGAGTTTGTTGTATCGCCATTTATATGCATTCCATAAGCATCATTTCCACCAGTATCTTTTCTTGCAAAGATACGAACCTGTAAATGTTTGTAGGTTGCAGGTATGCTTGAAAATGTTACTGATGTTTGATTTGATGCAAGTTGTACAGATCCTAAAGATATATAGGATGTTGAGATGCTTGGTGCAACTAATGAGCCAAACCCATAACCCTTAGCAGATTGCGTTGTAAGCAACGGCATGACTACCCCCTATTAAGCAAACTTAGTTTGTGATGCTAATACAGTAAATGTAGCAGATGCTGTCTTTATGATCGTGAATACATAGGCATCAATAGATGATGCATTACCGGCAGCTACCGCTGTTCCACCTTGCCACTTTGGAGTAACAGATGTTCCATCAATCTGAATTGTATTTGGATAGTAGGCAGTTGTACCATTGGTATTTAGCCATACAAGAGTAAGTGTATCGCCTACCGGCAAAGCCGTGTTAAGAGACACGGAGCTGCTGTATCTAAAGTTAAGTGTGTGGTTGGCTGTTGCATTGGATGTGTAGTACCAGATCGATGCTGTACCAAATTCAAAGTTGATAGTTCCAGTTGCAGCAGAAGCCACAATGTTAATATCTTCTTCGATACCTTTGATGGTTGTATCAGCAAGAGTTCCACCGGCTGCACGAGCTAGTGGAAATCCACCTGCTGTAGATCCATCGTGAACTACTACTGTTTTCTTATCGGTGTCTACTGTCAATTCAGCATTCAAACCGGTGAAAGATGAGTGCTGCGATGTAGTACCTCTACGGCGTTGAAATGCGAATGGCATTAGATTGTTCCCCAATCTGCTAAGGAAGCCCAAGAAGCTGAGGTTCCGTTGTTTGTTAAGAAGTAACCGTTAACTCCAGCGGAGATCGCTGGAATATAACTTGCTGCTGCGGTTGCACTATCAGCCGCCGAGGTGGCTGAAGTGGCCGCAGAAGATGCGGATGTAGCTGCGGATGTAGCCGAAGTGGCTGCCGCTGTTTGTGATGTAAGTGCCGATGAGGCACTTGTTGATGCACTTGATGCAGAAGTAGCAGCCGAGCTTGCACTTGTTGAAGCACTTGTTGCTGAAGTAGATGCTGCTTGTGCATGATATTTTGCTGAATACTCTCCACCTGCTACTGCACCTGATGTCTTTGTAGCCCAATCATTTGCAAGTATTGCAGATGCTGTTGCATCTGTTGAACTTGAGGCTGCTGCCGTGGCTGAGGTAGATGCAGACGATGCCGATGTAGCTGCACTTGTTGCACTTGTTAAAGCACTTGTTGCACTTGTAGATGCAGAACTTGCACTTGTAGTTGCAGATGTAGCAGAGGTCAAAGCACTTGATGCTGAGGTGCTTGCACTAGATGCTGAAGTTGCAGCCGAGGTAGCAGAAGTAGATGCCGATGAAGCTGATGTAGATGCAGCAGAGGCAGAACTTGCTGCTGATGCAGCAACTGTAGCAATGTTAATATAGGTAGTCGATGTTGTATCTGCTGTTGTAATGTCACCCATATCACGGACAAGTCCGGCACCGGTTAGATCAACCACAGATGAGTAACTAGATGCTGCTGAACTAGCTGAAGTAGCAGCAGATGAAGCACTTGTTGATGCAGAACTTGCAGATGTTGCAGCAGCAGTTGCTGAGCTTGCAGCAGATGTAGCGGAATTTGCTGCACTTGTTGCTGATGTAGCAGCCGATGTAGCAGAGGTTGCAGCAGAAGATGTTGATCCAAATAAGGTATCAATGTATGACTTGTTGGTTGCATCGGTAGATGATGTAGGGGTAGCAAGATCTGTAATCTTATTGTTACCCATTGACAATGCACCGGTCATAGAATCGCCAGCCTTGGCAACCTTGGTTCCGATAGATGTAGCTACTGTCGTGGAGAAGTTAGCATCATCATTAAGTGCTGCTGCTAACTCATTAAGAGTATCAAGGGCAGCAGGTGCTGAATCGATTGTAGCTGCTATCTGGGTATCTACATAAGCCTTAGTTGCTGCATCTGTATTAGCAGATGGAGTTCCAAGACCTGTAATCTTGTAGGTTCCAGCAGCAAGATCAGAACCCAAGGTTCCGCTTGTGATTATTTTAGATGTAAGAGTGGATGCAACTCCATCGAGTGTTACTGTTCCTGTGGCATTAGGAAGTGTAATTGTTCGGTCTGATGTTGGGTCTGCAACTGTAAGAGTAGTCTCAAAGGAATCAGCAGTTGCACCTTCAAACAAAATACCGCCGTTAGCAATTACTGCACCATCTAGAATTTTTGCTGAAAGAGTTTGTGCATCTGTATCGCCGACCACATTACCGGTTACTCCATGGACACCTGCTGTTGTTGGAACAGCAGCAGATCCAATGTGAGCTGAGAACTCGTTGAAGTCCTGACCAGAAACCACATGGCGAACCGTAGCTCCTGCGGAGTGAGCCACATTTGCTGTGGAATCTGCACCACGAGTTACATTGAGAGTAGTTCCACCACCGGATGAAGTAACGCTGATGAGTTCTTCTTTGTTGGTATCTGGATCGATAACCAAGGTGTAAGGGTAGTTGCTTGGGAAACCTGTTACTAGGTCAAGCGTGATTGATTGAACAGTACTATCGATACCTGATGATAGCGATGCCTGTTTTGCTGTTGAGGCGTAGTATCTTTTCTGGGCCATTGGTTACCTCGTATAGTGGAGTCGGGGTGGATAAAGATCTCGAAGGCCAGCAGCTTCTTGCTGTAGTCGTTGCTGGTATAGACCAAGGTAGAATCGTGCAACGGAAGTTCCGCCACCGATTGGCTTGGATTGATCCATCATGTCTGCTTCTACTGTCTGGCTTGGGATTCGTGCAGCATCTGAACCAACGATAAGTCGAGCAATAGCTCCATAAACAATTACATCGATAGTAGAAGATGGCAGACCAGTTACTGTTTCGTAGATGTCATTCTCGGCAGAGAGAACCGATGGAGCCTTGGCATAGATAACCTGAACAGTTCTGCCCGGATCAATCATGTCAAAGATGTTGATGGTCTTGCCATTGGCAAATACTGTTGTGTTGGCAGTCTTGTCTGTGTCATATCTACGGACATTGAGCCATTCCTTGGTTGAGCCAATAGTCTGCCACTTGACATTGAGGACATAGTCGGCAGTAGCCGGAAGTGAGTAGGCAGTAACGGCTGAGTTAAAGCTAAAGGTGTGTGTGCCTACCCCAAAAAGTTCTGGGTAGACAGCCTGAATTGTGTCGTTAATAGCCTGCTTGACCATGAATCGTGGGTATTGAGGTGCAATTACAACCTTGGTCTGATTGGCCGCCGTAGAGGCTGTGGTGCCTCTAAAACCCCTACCCCAAGGGGCAAGGTAAACCTGTTTGGTTAGGTTGTCTGTCCGATCCACATACATCAGTTCAGAGCCAACCTCGATGATGCCACGACCCATCTGGGCAGTCTCATTGACTACGAAGTCTGTGGCTGTAGTAGTAGCAATACCACCAGATTGGTTGATCCAAGTAGCGGTTTCCTGTTGGGCCCCATAACTCTGGATCTGCCCAAGGACTCGTTCTATGAGTCCATTAAATGTTGTTGTCATTCACTCACCGCTCTCAGGGCTGCGGCAGCAGCCTTATCAGTAGTTCCGCCTAGTTGGTTGCAGACACCACGAAGGTCTTTGTAATTAGGCCGAGTGTTACCAGCCTTGACATTTAAGGCACCAACAACGCTTAACCCTGTAGTTCCAGCCCAAGTGTTTGCAGCCTTAGCTGCACCTACATATGACTGAATAGCAGGATAGGTGCCACCATTAGCGAGGCGATTAAGTTCTGCATGGAGTGTGCTTCCGTTGGTACCGAGTGCCATTACTTAGCCTTTCTCTTTGCTGCTGCGTTATCTACTAAATTTGGATATGGTCTTCCAGCTTTCTTAGCAGCAGCCTTAGCCTTTGCTTTCTGTGCCGGAGTCAATGGAGTAGATTTTTTATTGGGATTTTTTTTATCCCAGAATGCTGTTTTCTTTTTCACCACTTCACCTTGTCTGCCCAATAGGCTGCTGACATTTTTCCTTTAGCGATGTTCTTAGCGTGACGAGCTTTGAATGATGCTTGTCTTGCTGTTGGCTTCTTATCACCTGATACACCCTGTTGCCCAAAGCGAATTGTCTTCACCTTGTCACCAACTTTGGCAACTACAACATGAGACTTCTTTGGGTGAGATGGAGTTTTCTTTGGCTTGTTAAAGCCAGATACCCCGGCCTTCTTCAGCCGGGGATCTCTCTTCTCGGCCATTTACTTCTTCTTGCCCATTTTCTTAGGCATAGCCTTTTTCATTGGCTTGCCAGACTTCTTCGCTTCCATCTTGGCATCTTTCATACCTTTTGCTGAGTATGGGAATTCTTTCTTTCCGACCTTTGGCATTTGCTTCTCCCTTTGTGTGATGACTTTGACTTTCCCACCGCTGTTTATATCAAACGAGATGGAAATCTCTATTGCCTTACGAGCTTCGTTAGCTGCTGTTCTTGTGTTCGTTGGGGATAGTGTGGCTCTGGCTAATGCACCAAGTGCATATGAACTTCCAGATCCAACTCCGTATATTCCACGGT